TAATTTAGTTTTCAATGAACCTTACACTCGTAAGGTTTTGCCATTTCTAAAACCAGAATACTTTTCCAATCCAGAGGAACGAATTGTATTTGAAGAGATTACAAGATTTGTAGAAAAGTATAATAACAATCCTACTAAAGAAGCGTTGTCTATTGAAGTTGACGGACGTAAAGATATTAATGACGAACAGTTTAAAAAGGTAACACAGATTATCGAAACTCTGTCTGATGCAGAAGTTGATATGAACTGGTTAGTCGAAACTACAGAAAAATTCTGTAAGGATAAAGCGGTATACAATGCAATTCTTAACGGTATCCAAATCATTGAGGGTAAAGATAAAGAACATACTCCAGAAGCAATTCCTAGTATTCTTACTGATGCATTATCAGTTGCATTCGATTCTAACATTGGACACGATTACGTTGATGATGGGGAAGAGCGTTTTGAGTTCTACCATAAGAAAGAAGAGAAACTTGAATTTGACTTAGAGTATTTCAATAAGATTACTAAAGGTGGTTTGCCTACTAAGACTTTGAATATTGCACTTGCTGGTACAGGTGTTGGTAAATCATTGTTTATGTGTCACATGGCATCTTCTACTTTGATGCAAGGTAAGAATGTTTTATACATCACATTGGAGATGGCAGAAGAACGTATTGCAGAACGTATCGATGCGAACTTGATGAATATCACTATGGATGATTTGCACAACCTACCAAAGAAAATGTTTACCGATAGACTATCTAAAATTCAAGGTAAAACAAATGGTAAACTTATCATCAAAGAATATCCAACTGCATCTGCTCATAGTGGACACTTTCGTTCACTCATCAAAGAACTTGCATTAAAGAAATCATTCAAACCAGATGTTATCTTTATTGACTATCTAAACATTTGTGGTTCATCTCGTTTCAAAGGTAATGCGAATGTAGGTTCTTACTTCTATATCAAAGCGATTGCAGAAGAACTAAGAGGACTTGCAGTAGAATGTAATGTGCCAATTATGTCTGCAACTCAAACTACTCGTGGTGGTTTCAATAGTTCTGATGTAGGACTAGAAGATACTTCAGAATCATTTGGTTTGCCTGCGACTGCTGACTTGATGTTTGCATTGATTACAACTGAAGAGTTGGAACAACTTGGACAGATTATGGTTAAACAGTTGAAGAATCGTTATAACGATCCAGGCGCAAACAAAAGATTTGTTTTAGGTATTGACAGATCAAGAATGAAACTATATGATGTAGAACAGGAAGCACAACATGATATTGTTGATAGTGGACAAGGTGACGCACCAGCGTTTGATAAATCGCCAATATCTGCAAGATATGATAAGTTTAACGACATAAAAGTGTAATTTGCCTTGACTTCCTAACATTTATATATTATAAATAGAAGTGTAATATTATTTGTGCAAATGGAGAAATTGATTAAATGCAAGGATTCAAGAGTTATAGTAACCTTGATGAACAGGCATTACACGAAGAAACACTTCCATCCGACTTTTTTGATGGATTTGAATTTGAGGTAAACTCAAAGGCATCTTCAAGTAAGAGAACTGTTTATCGGGTACGTTCCACTGATAGGGACACAGACAGAGATGAGATATTAAGAAGATTGCGTCAAGCTGGTATTGATGCAAAACTTTCAGATACTTCTTCATCTAGTGTAGACCCTATTGATGGCACTTTTGATGATACCGCTTTTAGGATTGAAGTTAAACCTATGGCTGGTGGAATGGGTGAAACAACACTCAATTCAAGTATCACTGAATTATTTCCATGTATCGCATTTGAACTAAACTACACTCCCAAAAATATTCAAGATTTTCATCAATGGTTATTGACTGTTGATACTAGAAAACTTGCGTGTGTTGATTCTAAAGACACAGTTGCCGCAAGAGAAACAATCAACAAAGCAGATACCTCTACTAAGTTTGAGGACAAGATGAATAATGCAATCGCAATATTGCAGTTCATTAACGACCAACATAACGATAAACCTATACAAAATGTTTATTGGGGATATCGTGCAAAACCTGCTGGTGTTCCTAAATCACACCCAGGCGATATGTTTATCAAATACAGAGATAATAAAATACTAGGTGTTAGTTTAAAAGCTGGTGGGAAGAAAACTTCTGAACCACAACTCAACACATATGTAAGACCAGTATTTACTGCAATGGGACAAACTAAAGCATTAGATGCATTACGAAAACTTTCATACGCACAAGTATACTCTAAGATTGGTGGCATGCCTCCACTTGATAGTTTTGATGGTGGTGCAAACGGTAGACATAAAGATAGAAGAGCAACAGAGAAAACTCTAAAAGATTATGACAAAGCAAACAATCGTTCATATGAAAAAGATTACGATTCAATGCTTGAGATTATGAGAAAGGGTACTGTTGATTTATTTAATAAGAATAAGAATGCAACACTTAAATATATTAAAGAAGAAATTTTAAGAGATGCTCCAGATGTTCCTACAATTGTTATTAAAGCAGTTGGAAGTACATATGAGGAAGTAACAGATAGAGATGCAGTAGGAGTATTCTTACCACAAGTTAAATTTGTTAAAGCAATTACATCTCCAAAATCTAAACAAAATTGGTTTATTATCTTGCAATCTGGAGATGATAGTCTTACAATGAATATGTCAATACGTTCAAACAAAGCTGGACATGCTGGTAAAAAGAAACTTGGGCAATTCCCTACTGGACTTGCTATTAAATATAACGGACTTGCAAAATGATTTCGTTCTCACAACATTTAAATGAAGATAAGGGTGGAAAGAATCTACACTTAGAACATATTGAAGATGAAATCCTAAACTTTGGGGTATCGGGTGGTAGAGCTGCAATTAACTTTGTTCGTTCCCTTAGAGATATGTTGGCAGGTTCATCACGCTCATCTGTAAACATGACAGTTAAGTGGGATGGCGCTCCAGCAATCTTTGCTGGTATTGACCCAGAGGACGGTAAGTTTTTCGTTGCAAAGAAATCAGTATTCAATGCAACTCCTAAGTTGTACAAGACTGCAAAAGAGATTGACGATGATGGACTATCTGGTGCATTGAATAGTAAATTCAAAGTTGCACTTGCAGAATTCTCTAAGTTGGGAATCAAAGGTGTACTTCAAGGTGACTTGATGTGGACAGATGATGTAGAGACTGACACAATTGACGGTGTTAGTTATTATACATTCCAACCTAATACAATTGTGTATGCTGTTCCTGTTGATAGTGACTTTGGTAAAAAGATTAACAGTTCTAAAATTGGAATCGTGTGGCACACCACTTATACTGGTGACGCACTCCAAGATATGAAAGCGTCATTTGGTGTCAACATTAAAGGACTCAGTACACCATCCTCAGTTTGGATGGATGACGCTACCTATAAAGATGTTGCTGGTAATGCGACAATGACAACTAAAGAAACTGAAGCAGTTACTAAGTCTTTGTCTGGTGCTGGTAAGACTTTCCAAAAGATTAACTCATCTGCACTAACTAAGTTTTTAAGAATACAAGATACGTTTACTGGTAATCTTGCTGGTGCTTCATTAAAGACATATTACAATAGTAAAGTACGAGAAGGTAAACCAATCAATAACCCAAAGAAACATGCTGAAGGTTATTTGAAGTGGGTATCTAATGTATACGATAAAAGAATTAAAAGTCTCAAAACAGAGAAGTCTCAGACTAAAGTTGCAAATGAACAAAAAGAGATGTTACGAGAACTAAAGAAACATACAAAGAATTTAGAACAGGTTATCCTGTTTCAGAACTATCTTATTGAAGCAAAGATGGGTATTGTCAAGAAACTAAATAGTGTTAAGCAATTAACTGATACATTCATTAGAACTTCAAATGGATACAAAGTAGTTAATCCAGAAGGATTTGTTGCTATTGACAGAGTTAGTGGTAATGCAGTAAAGTTAGTTGATAGAATGGAATTTAGTTTTAATAATTTCACAGCAATCAAGGCATGGGACAGATGAAGAAATTTAAAGAATTGACATCTGAGTTAGTTGAAAAGAAAGCAATGTCTATTGCAACAAGACGTAAGATGGGCAGACGAATGGCAAAGATGGCAAAGTCATCTGCATTTAAAGCAAAGGTTGCACGAAAGAAAAAGAAACTTGCAACTCCAGACATGTTACATAAACGTGCAATGAAAGCTGCAAAAATGTTAATCCTTCAAAAGTTTGCTGGGTTAAGTCCTGCTAAGTATATGCAACTTCCCCCTGCTGCAAGGGTAGAAATAGACAATCGGATTGTTGCAAAGAAAGGACTTGCTATCCAAAAGATTGCTAAGAAGATGATGGTTAAATTAAAAAAACAAGAAATAGAACGATTAAAGAAAGTTAAACAGGGTGGAGATAAATGAAGAAGTTTTCTGAAATTATAGAAGCTCGAGGTGATACTGCTGTATTTACATTTGGTAGATTTAATCCCCCGACTACTGGACATGAAAAATTAATGGAAGCAGTTGCCAAACAGGCAAAGTCAAACTCTGCTCCTTATTATATTTTTGCATCTCATTCAGAGAACGCAAAGAAAGACCCTCTACCATATGCAAAGAAACTTGCATACATGAAGAAGATGTTTCCAAAACATGCAAGGAACTTGGTTGTAGATAAAGCAAGAAACGTATTTGAGATTGCAGTTACACTACACAACAAAGGACACAAATCAATCATTATGGTTGTTGGTTCTGATAGAGTTACAGAGTTTGAAACACTACTAAACAAATACAACGGAACTGAAGCAAGACACGGTTACTACGGTTTTGATAATATCGAAGTTGTATCTGCGGGCGAAAGAGACCCAGATGCAGAAGGTGTTACTGGAATGTCTGCATCTAAGATGAGAGCAGCTGCAAGTGCAAATGATTTTGATTCGTTTAAGAATGGACTTCCATCCAACTTCAAACAAGGAATGTCTCTATTTAAAGATGTTCGTAAGTACATGGGTGTTCGTGAGTCTTTTGTTCCTAGAACAAATGTAATGACTGATGAAGATGTTGTTCGTGACTTATACATGGAGAATAAGATTTTCTGTGTGGGCGATACTGTTGAAGATAATTATACTGGTGTCTCTGGTGAAGTTGTTCGTAGAGGAACTAATTACATCACATTCAAAGAAGAAGATGGTACATTACACAAGAAGTGGTTGTATGAAGTAAAACAAGACAAAGATATTAAAGATAGAAAAGGCACAGAACCAGCGAAGTATTATGCAAAAGATGCTGATGGTGATGCGATGTCTAAATCTACTAAACAGAAACGTGCGGCACACTTTGCAAAAGGTAAAGACGGCCCTGCTCCAGGCGATGCAGATGCAGAGACAAAACCATCGAAGAGTACAAAGAAATTTAAAGACATGTTTGGTGAAGAAGACCCTTGTTGGGATACTCACAAACAAGTTGGTATGAAAAAGAAGAATGGTAAGATGGTGCCAAACTGTGTTGCCAAAGAAGATTTTCAGTTAGACGAGAAGATTGAAGGACTTGTTACGAAAGCAGAAAAGTCTGGTGTACCTTATGGAATTCTAAAGAAGGTATATGACAGAGGAATGGCTGCATGGAAAACAGGACACCGCCCAGGCACTACCCCACAACAGTGGGCATTTGCAAGAGTGAATTCTTTTCTTACAGGTGGTAAGACTAGAACAACTGCTGACGCAGATTTATGGAAACAAGCAAAAGGTAAGAAAGAAGAGATTGAAGATTCTCGTGAAATCGGAACTGATGCTAGTAGACAAGAAAGGCAAAAAATGACCCCAGGCCAGAAAGTTTTCTCATTTAAGGAACACCTTAACTGTGGAACACCAGATTGCTGTAATGAATGTGCAGAATCTAGTTTGATTGAATCTAACCAATATCGTGTTGGTTCAGAAAAATACTACGAATTTTTTAACGAAAAAAGAAGCCTTTACGAGAGAGGTGAATTAAGTCCAGTTGGTTTTGATAAAGAACTACTGGAAGGTGATATCGGTAAATACGACACATATGATGGAGAACATGTTCCTTTGGATTGTCCTATGATGGAATCTGAGTATCAAGGACAAGACGTTGAACTAAATAAACCAAAGGTCGGTGGTTCTAAGAAATACTATGTTTATGTCAAAGACGGAGACAAAGTAAAGAAAGTTTCTTGGGGCGATACCTCTGGTTTAAAAGTTAAGTTAAACGACAAAGAAGCAAGAAAATCTTTTGCTGCAAGACACGATTGTGCAAACAAAAAAGATAAAACAAAAGCAGGATATTGGGCATGTAACTTGCCACGTTATGCAAAACAACTTGGTTTATCTGGTGGGGGTAACTTCTTTTGGTAAACCCATATAACGATTTAGGATTAGAAACCGATATCATGCTAAGAGAGTTTAAGCAAGATGTTGATGATAGTGAGTTAGTTTGGCATCGTGATAGAAGTGATAGAGAAATTACTGTACTTTCTGGATATAACTGGAAATTGCAGATGGACGATAACCTGCCTGAAGAACTGAAGCATGGTAGAATATATCATATAAAGAAGATGGTTTACCATCGATTAATAAAAGGAAGTGGTAGATTGCTACTTAAAATTAGGGAAAAGTAATATGACTAGATATAGTAAAACGATGAGTGAATCCCTTGCAGAAGTTCGTAAGGTAACACAAGAAGAAATTGCTGAAGCATCTGCTCGTAGGGACGCAATGCGTCACGGTGCTGGTGGGAGAAGAGGAATCGACCCTGCTGACAGAGATGACATGAAAGCAACGGATAAAGATCAAGACCTTGCAAAGAAAAATATGATTATGCAATTGCGTAAATCAAAAGACACTAGAGGCAACTTCTCTATTGAATTCCAAGATGGAAAGAAACAGAAGGTTGATTCTAAGTTTGTTGAACTGTTGTTAAAGGCACATGACATGATTCAGAAACCTAGAGATAAAGAACAGTTTGTTCAGATGATTTCTAAGTCATATCGTGATATGCTTAATACTGCAAAGATGGTCTCAAAACAACTTAGAATGGGAGAAGAAGTTTTCCTTGAAGGTTTTGAAGTAGAAGAAATTGAAATCGATGAGATGAAGATGGATGACCCTAAGTTGAATAAAATATTCGACAAACTTAAAAAGGGGCAAACAATCAAACTCAAGACTAGTTCTACAATCAGTAAAGGTAAAGACTTTGTAGATTACATTGTTAAGTCAAAGAATACAGTAAACAAAGGTAAAGTAGAAAAGGTTACTCTTGTTACTAAAGGTAATGAAAAATCAGTTAAGAAGTTCCTATACAAAAGAGATGGTAAAGTAACATTTGCTATCGGTGATATGGGTGCATCTATTGATGACATCAAAGAAGAACTTGATGAAGGTAAAATGAAGGACTTGCATGGTTACATCTCAAAAGGAATGTCTGCACAAGATATTGCTAAGAAGATGAAACTTGATGTTAAAACAATCCAAGCATTAATGGATGAGACTGACTTAGACGAAGCAAAATCATCTACAGGTTACGAACTATACCACAAAGACTTTTCATCTGCAATGCAACATGCATATGCTTTTGCAAAGAAGAAATTTGGTATCGAAGTTGACCCTAAAGAGATTGATGATAAAGTTGCGACAGGGCCTGCAAAACCAAAGACAGGTAAAACTAATTCTTACAGACTACAAGCAAAAGGTGGTAAGAAGGGTATCCAAGTACAGGTTTACAACACTGGTAAAACCTACGAGTTGAACATGTATAAGGAAGAGGTTGTTACTGAAGAAGAAGTTTCTGAAAACAAAAGTCTCATTAAAGACTATGAAAAGTATATGTCGCAAAGTGGTAAGAAATCCCACAATGCATTTGATTACTTAATGTCTATGCCAAAGTATAAGCGTATGTCAAAAGACCAGATGACAAAAATCATCGGTGATGCGAAACGCAAAGGCATCTTCAAAGAAGAAGAAGAACCACAAAAGTCTGATGGAGTTAAATCTGTCGAACAAGGAAGAGATGATAAGAAGAAAACTCGTATCGCTCAACTACAATTACAGATTGCAAAAGCAACTGAAACAATTAATAAACTAAACGCACAGGAGAAATAATAATGTCCAAGTATCTTAAAACTAAAGAAGGTAGTTTAGAGAGTGCTGTGTTAGAGGCAATGTCTCCTGCTCAGCAAGCTGCAATCGCAATCTCTAAAAAAGAAAAAGAACAAAAAGAAAATAACTATATTCACGCTGCAAAGATGGCAAAAGAAAAAGGTGAAAAAACCTTTACTATCGG